GGCAAGATGCAGATAAAGGGAAATAAGATAGTTGAAGTAATCTCTGAAGCACCAACAGAAATCAACACGAACGTAATGCGAAAGCTTGGTATAGAGTTTTACGAACATGCAAGAGTTTATGTAGAAGCGGAATTAACAGAGAACGGCGAGTTAGATTTTTACGTAAAATATAAGCAGGGCAGCGGATACAAGGATACCGCTTTTACCCGCTGACCAGGCGGGGACCCTGCAAGAATAATTATATCACGTTTTCAAGAGTTAGTAAAGGTAATTATTTGTCCAAGTACGCCAGAGAATCGCAATATGGGCGTAACTCGGTAAAATAGGCTATTTCCCAGTATTTTTGACATTGCTTAAGGCGTGTAATTTGGTATGATATTATTGTAAGAATATATTAAGCCGCCTGACCAGCGCTTAAAAATCACTTGCAAGGGAGTGTTGTATATGTCAAAAGCCTACGTGGTTTTCAGTAGAGTTGTACTTGTAAAAGAAAAGGGCGCAATGTACGATGTGCAGAAAAAAATAGGATCATCGTACGACGCTTACAAAGCCATAACGGAAATTACTAAGGTGCAGGAAGAAGCACAAGAGGTGTTCGGAATTCTTATCTTAGACACTAAGAACAAAATAGTCGCAGTGCATGAAATCAGCAGAGGGGCCTTAAATGCTTCTATGGTCCATCCAAGGGAAGTATTCAAGCCAGCAGTGCTTCATAATGCAGCGGCTATTATATGCTTCCACAATCATCCAAGCGGTGATCCAAAACCCAGCAAAGAGGATATAGAAACAACCAACCGTTTGGTTGAGGCCGGCAAGATTATGGGAATAGAAGTTTTGGACCATATCATTGTTGGCGATGATAAATATACCTCCCTCAAAGAAAGAGGGGTGATGTAAATGTTCACACTCCATAAAGCTTGCTGTTTGAGCGATGGCAGATTAACAATAAACGAAGCCTTAATAAGAGGATGGTGCAAGGTATGTAAGAGAAGGTGTCAAAAATGAAAACCTCTTATTTTAGCAGCAAACTATGGCACGGCAAAAACGCAGTTGCAATAAGCCGGGGAATACCGGAATGGTATAAGGGCAGGGTGTATAAAGACCTTGCCCCTTCTTGGAATCTGGTAAGGATAAAGGATGCAGAGGAATATACGAGGCGTTACAAGGAGGAAGTGTTGAACAGGTTGGATCCGAAGAAGGTATATAAAGACCTAGGAGACGATGCAATCCTGCTATGCTGGGAAAAGCCCGGTGAATTCTGCCATAGAAGGTTGGTGGCGGAATGGCTGGAGGAGACGTTGGGGATAAAGGTGCCGGAACTGGGATTTGAGATTGAGCAGATAAGTCTGTTTTAAAGCAGAAGAAGATAAAGTTTTAGAGAAAACCAATAGATTGCTGGCCGCGTAAGCGGCTTTTGATTGGAGTGTTGCAAATGTTCATTGGAGCAATAAACCAGGATGTTCGGGCTATACTCTATGAAATGGCTGAAAACTGGAGAGATAAAGAAATATACGTCGGTTGCTCAGGTAATTTCACTGTGGAGCGGGTTCTGTTTAAAGCCGGCGTCAAAAATATCCACAGCAATGACGTTTCCCTTTATAGCTGTTGTTTGGGCAGGTATCTTGCCGGAGAAAAAATGAATGTTGACATATCGGACCCTGAGTATGAGTGGTTGGACCAATACATGAAAAACGACCTTGACAGGATAGTCACTCTCTTATTGTGCAGCGAAATGTTCAAATATGCCGACAGGCAAGAGCGGTATTTCAAGCGCATGTGGCAGGCATATACAGAAAATTTTGCGAAGCTGCACGAACAGACGAAAGAAAGAGTTGCAAAGGCGCTTGACGGTATAAGGATAAAATCGTTTTACGCTGGCGACGTTGTCGATTTTATCCAGCAGGCTCCCGATGATGCAGTTGTAATAAGCTTTCCTCCGACTTATAAATCAGGGTATGAGCGGATGTATAAGAAGATTGACGAGGTTTTTACATGGGAACGGCCTGATTATGAGATATTTGATGATAACCGGTTTTCTGAATTCATAAATAACTTGCAGAAGAAGCATGCATGGGTAACCCTCCGGGATAAACGGATTGCAGAACTTGAGCCATATTTGCGCGCAATTACTCAGAGCGGTATGAGAAGCAAACCCGTTTATGTATACGCGCAGGCGGGACATACAAAACTGACTATGCCGAAGCAAAAAATAGAACCGTTGAAAGCGCCGAGATTTACAGAGAGTGACGAGATTACTCCGGATTCTGTTTTAACGGTTGCAGTAATAACCCAGGGACAGATGAATTTATTGAGGAGCGAGTATCTGTCGCCAAAGATTATACCGGCGCAAGCAATGATAAATATTGCCGTTATTGTTGACGGGAAGGTTATTGGGGCTATAGCTTTCAGCGATGCAAGGTATACGGTGGCAAGCTCGGACATATACATGATGTCCGACTTCGCTGTACGGCCGACGAGATATAGCAGACTGTCAAAGCTGGTGCTTGCGGCCGCATTGTCAAAAGAAATAAAAGCATACTTAGAGCAGGTTTTCAGCAAGAAGATTGATACAATAACAACAACCGCTTTCACGGAAAAGGCTGTCAGCATGAAATACCGTGGTCTGTTTGATTTATACAGCAGAAAGGAAGGCATGCTGAAATATACGGCGAAAGCGGGAAGATGGAGCTTGGGAGAGGGGTTGAAATGGTGGATGGAGGAACATTCTCACAAATTGAAGAACTAAATAGAAGGATAGAAGAAGCAGGACAGCCATTTAAACTGGCGGTAGTTGATATAGAAGAATTATCGTTACTTGAGAAAAACGCCAGGTATATGACAAATGAACAATTTAACCGGCTGGTCAACAATATCAAACAGGACGGAGGATTAAGCTCAGTCCCGTTTTGCTATAAGGAAGGCGATAGGTATAAAGTGCTTTCCGGCAACCATCGGGTTATGGCTGCCAGAGAAGCCGGGTTAAAGCAAGTGCTTATAATGTACACCGATAAGAAGATGACGAAGGCCGAGCAAATAGCGGTACAGCTTTCGCATAACGCAATCGTCGGGCAGGATGACCCGGCAATACTAAAGGAACTGTGGGACGAGATAAACGATGTGGACCTGAAGGTATACTCCGGCCTGGATGACAAAATACTGGATGAGATCAAAAAGATTTCAATAGAACCGCTTTCGGAAGTTAAGCTGGATTACAGGACACTATCTTTTTTGTTCCTTCCTTCTGAGCTTGAGCGGGTAAAGAAAGTAATCCAGGAAGCAGTAGAGTTATGCGGCGGCGATGAAATATACGTAGCACGCTTAGAAGAATTTAACCGGATGCTGGCGGCAATGTCAAAGACCAATGTGGCATACAACATTAAAAACGCCGCAACATCGCTGTTGATAATACTGGACGTTTTTGAAAATCATTTGACAGACTTGGCGGAAGGTTGGACGGAAAGAGAAACGAGCACCAGGGAATGGGTACCGTTGGCCTCGATAATCGGCACGGATAATATCCCGGTTGAGTCAGCAAGAGTAATACAAAAGGCGGTCCAAAAGATGATGGATAAGGGAGAGATAACAAAGAAGAATCTTTGGAAAGCAATAGAGTATTGGGCGGCTGATTATTTAGGAGGTGATTAATATGACAGAATTAAAAGGATTGTTAGAGGTGTTAAAATATGCCTGAAGTATGGGAAAGGCAACCTGGAGAAAGCAGTAAAGCATATGCTGCTTTTTGTATATATAGAGATTTGGGGACAGAAAGAAGCTTGGATAAAGCCCTAGCTGCTGCCAATAAAAAGCCAACGAATCGCCGACATTGGGCAAGGTGGATGGATAAATACAACTGGTTAGAACGCGCTAGGGCATACGATGATTACCTGGAGCGCAAAAAGCGCGAAGAGAAGGAAAAGGCCATCCTTGAAATGGCAGAACGGCACGCAAGACTGGCTATGGCTTTTCAACAACGTGTGGCCGAGAGACTGAGGGAGATAAACCCATCGGAACTAAGCCCTTCGGACATGGTGAAATGGCTTGACGTGGCAACGAAACTCGAACGACTATCAAGAGGAGAACCAACGGAGATAGGCAAGCAAGAAGTAATGTTGCCGACAATTGTGGAAGTGATAACTGATGAGGAAAATGCAGATTCGCCTTCATCCGGGTCAGAGCAGAGCGTGGAAGAGTGATGCCCGTTTTGTTGCTATGATAGCCGGAACAGGTGGGGGAAAAAGCTGGTTTGGGCCTATCTGGTTATATAGAGAAATACAAAAATACCCAAAGGATGGTTTTCTTGTAGTATCGCCAACATACTCTATGTTTCAAAGGATTGTACTGCCACGCACTAAGGAGTTTTTGGATACAGTCACTTGTGGGGAGTACCGTGCAGGAGAAAGGATCTATTACCTACCTACCGGCGGTAAAGTATTTTTCGGCAGTGCTGATAACCCGTTCTCTCTTGAGGGTGTGCATGTTCGGGCGGCCTGGCTGGATGAAGCCGGGCAGATGAAACGCGAGGCCTGGGACGTTGCCTTGCGAAGGGTCGGCTTCCACAAAGGGCGGATAATACTAACAACGACACCTTACAACTTGGGTTGGTTAAAGACAGAGATTTATGACCGCTGGAAGGCCGGGGACAGAAATTATGATGTAGTGCAATTCGCAAGTATCATGAATCCTGCCTATCCAAAGGAGGAGTTTGAACGGGCAAGAGACACTCTGCCGGATTGGAAGTTCAGGATGTTCTATTTGGGGCAGTTCGTCAGACCAGAAGGATTGGTTTACCAAGAGTTTGACCCGGCGAAGCATGTTGTAGAACCGTTCAGGATACCGGCAGGATGGAGAAGGATTATCGGGATTGACTTTGGCTATAACAATCCGACTGCGGCGATATGGCTGGCGGTCAATCCGGACGGCGTGGTTTATGCGTATCGGGAATACTACCAACGCAACAAGCTGCCGCAGG